TCAATAGAAATAAGTTCACCCTTTTCATTGATACTTTGGGTTAATTTATTATCAAACTCATTTGCCTTTTTCATATTTTGTTCAATTGCATTTACCTTAGACTCTTTTACTCTAGTTTCAAAATTTAATTTTGCTTTATCTTCATTTTTCTTTTTCTCGTGCATCAAATCGTTTAGCTCTTTTTCTAGGTAATTTACATTACCAGTTTTGTATGCTTCAGGATGATAAGGTAACCATGTTCCAACCGGACCAACGTATACATCATGATTTGGGTCACTTTCTCGCAACATTTTACAACGTAATTCTGCTTCTTCTTGAGTTGGAAAGACACCACGTACCTTCAATCCTCGTACACTTGTTTGAAACGAATGTTCTTTAGAGAATTGCTTTTCTAGAGCGTCTTCATTTTTATCTACAAAATTTTTATAGTCGTCGGAGACATCATTTTTTAGGGTACTTTTGAATGTATCAACAAAGGACTCGTATTCTTGATTGAGCTCTTCGATAGAAATATTATATTTATGAGAAACAAAATTAATGAATTCATTAAACTTGGTCATCGATTTATTTGTATCATATTGAGAGACAAATTCCTCAAAATAAAATAATTCCTTTTTCTTAATCAAGAATTCAGGAGAAACAAAGGATAAACAAACGAATTTTTGTTCTGAGATTTGTCTATCTTCTTCTAATAAATCTACATTATTCATTATGGTTAATTGTTTTTTCTATTTATATATTTTTTTCTGTTTATTAATTATAATGTTAAATGTAAAAGAATTAATCAAACGCGTTATAAAATATCTAGTGGAAGGTTTGATGGTATCTATTGCCGCATATGCCATACCTAAGCAAAGTCTAAAATTAGATGAAATTGTTCTTATCGCCCTTGTTGCTGCAGCAACATTTAGTATTTTAGATACTTATATACCTACTATGGGTGCTAATGCTCGAACCGGGGCTGGATTTGGTATAGGCGCAAATCTAGTAGGGTTCCCAGGTGGTTTATAAAGTAGGTATAAATTCCCAATCTAAATCTATACATATATTTTTCCAGATTTCATCTTGTTCCACCTTTTTTTGTTCTTTTAACATTGGAAAATGTGGTAAATAAGCCATTTCACCCAACAACTCACACAATTTATATAAGGTATAATAATAATTCAAAAAATTTACTCTATCGTTTGGACAATATTTAGAATAAGGAATTTGTATATCCATAAATAAATTACATAATGTATCTTCTAATTTAGGACTCATTACAGGTGGTTTTATACCCAGTCGGTCTTTTATAAAAGGTATATGTTCATAATACTTATTATGTCCTAGCTTCTTTAGGATTTCTTTTGTTTTTTTGTTGGTCAGTTCATATAATTCAATACGCTCTTTTTTTACTTGGCTTTCGATTTGCTTTATGATGTCTTCAGGTATATCGGTAGACTCCTTTGCTTGAAATTGAGACAAAATCTCACGAAAATGGTTGATTCTTTTATAAGCATAAAATGATATTTCTTTAGGAGGGTCTTTGTAAGAAGGTTTATCATTATCCACAAAAAAGGTTTCATTGTTAAAACAATTATTACACAACAAAATACCTTCCATCATTAATTTAATCATTTCACCTTTGTTGCATTTGCTACAAATATTATTATCATACATGAAATCATTTATATTGATATTTACAAAATTATTTTTTTTTATATAATTTTGTATACTTTTATTTAGAGAGTTTGTACTAGTATCTTCATCTTTATTAAAAAATCGTTGAATAAGTTTTTTAGGATTTTTATTTTTTTCGATTTGTTGTTTGCATTCAAAATAATTAAATAAATCAGATGAATTGTTTAAAAAATATTTTTTTTTCTTGTTTCGTAGTTGTTTTAATTTTTGGAGTTCCAAATGATAATTTTCATCATCATCATTATATTTAGACATATTGGACAATAGTTTCTTTTCGGACTGATTTAAATCATTTAGATATTTTGTATATAAATTATCTATGGTAAGTTCTTTATTCATTACTATATCTTAAATAGTTTATTTTATATATTAACAATCTAAATATACATTATGGATAAGAAGACTCTTTTTATTTTGAATGCAAAAAAAAATGGTTGGAAAGTAAAGAGAAAAACGTCAAAAACATATGTATTTATAAAAGAACTGTGTAGCGAACATTATTCGTGTAATTATTTGAATAAGTTCTTATATCAAAATTTAATTAAATAAAAATTCATTTTTTTTTTCTTTTACTATTTTATAGAATGGGTGGAGGACTTATGCAATTAGTAGCTTATGGCGCACAAGATGTATATCTTACAGGTAATCCACAAATTACCTTTTGGAAAGTAACTTACCGTAGACACAGTAATTTTGCTATGGAATCCATTGAACAAACCTTCAATGGTCAAGCTGATTTCGGTCGTCGGGTAAATTGCACTATTTCCCGTAATGGTGATCTTGCTTACCGCACTTATTTACAAGTTACTCTACCAGAAATTAACCAAAATCTAAATAATAGTGGTAGTGTATATGCTCGGTGGTTGGATTTCCCTGGTCACCAATTGATTGAACAAGTAGAAGTAGAAATTGGTGGTCAACGCATAGACAAACACTATGGCGACTGGATGCAAATCTGGTGCCAGTTGACCCTTGACAAAAATCAAGAAGCTGGTTACAAGAAAATGGTTGGTCAAACCACCCAATTGACCTTTATGACCGACCCATCGTTCGCAGATGTAGATGGACCTTGCGATTCCAATGCCCCAAGACAAGTATGTGCTCCTCGCAATGCTCTTCCTGAAACCACCTTGTATGTTCCTCTACAATTCTGGTTCTGCACTAACCCTGGTCTTGCTCTACCTCTTATTGCCCTTCAATACCACGAAGTCAAAATCAACCTCGATTTAAGAGCCATTGATGAATGTCTGTGGGCGGTAAACACTTTGTCGCCAGATTCGTCGTCTGATGTAAAAGTAACCTCGGCTTATTCTCAATCGCTTGTTTCGGCATCGTTGTATGTAGATTACATTTACCTAGACACGGATGAGCGCAGACGTATGGCTCAAAATCCTGCGGAATACCTAATCGAGCAACTACAATTCACTGGTTCGGAATCGGTTGGTTCATCGTCCAATAAAATCCGCCTCAACTTCAATCACCCATGTAAAGAGTTGGTCTGGGTTGTACAACCAGATTGCAATGTAGACTATTGTGCTTCTACTCAAGGTGAGGCTACTCTATTCAAAGCTCTTGGTGCTCAACCATTCAATTACACCGATGCTATTGATGCTCTTCCTAACTCCGTAAAAGCATTTGGTTCAGATTCGGCGGTTGAAGGACCTAACTCGTTCATTGGTGCGTCCGGTCTTTTCCAACAAGCAGAAGCTCCTAATGTTGAAGCTGGTTCCGCAAATTGGTCTATGGGTGCGGATGCTGATGCGGACTGGGCTATGAATGGTGGTTCGGTAGTTGCGTCCGGTGTATCGGATGCCGGTACTTTCGTATTGGCTGAAACTTCGCTCGACATGCACTGCTGGGGTGAGAATCCAGTTGTAACCGCCAAACTACAACTGAATGGCCAAGACCGATTCTCTGAGCGTGAAGGTACTTACTTCGACCAAGTACAACCATTCCAACACCACACTCGCTCGCCTGATACCGGTATTAATCTTTACTCGTTTGCTCTAAGACCTGAAGAGCAACAACCATCCGGCACTTGCAATTTCAGTCGTATTGATAATGCTACTCTACAATTGGTTCTTTCCAATGCCACTGTAGAAGGCACCAATACCGCGAAAGTACGTGTATATGCTAGAAACTACAACGTACTAAGAATTATGTCGGGTATGGGTGGTCTCGCATACAGCAATTAAGTCATTTTAAACTAATTTTTATATAATAGTTCATTGTATTATATAAAATCAACGACTTGTCCCCATCAAACGTACAAAAATATTAATAATATCTAAAAATAAATTCGTAGAAACCAACGGATAATTTGGTGAATGTATACATTGCTTAGCATAACTAAATAGCTTGGATGTATCATACGAAATAAACATTGAAAATAATATTATCACGATATACGATATCATATTGTATAAAGGTCTCGTGTATTGTTGGGTAAACAATAAAAACAATTCTGTGATGATAATTACAATAAGAGCAATCAAAAATCCTAAGGATGCTTTATAATATGTTTTGCGTAAAAAATCGGGTATAACGAATACCAATGAAGACATTGCTAAAAATATCATACAAGTCATTATCAATACCCTCTGTAACACAACAGAATATTCAATCGATTTGAAATAAGGATATAATGTAAGTGATATAGACCCTAAAAATACAAGCCATAATATATGATTCATCAAAAAACCATTTTTACTGAACATTGGACGCATCGACAAGAAAATAATAGATACAATAGCTACCAAAAAAGAAAAAAATATATAAGGCATTATTTGTTGAAATACTTTGGATTCTGGTAAAAGGACATTTAATTGGTTCGGTGTATTTAATCCATAATTATACATATGAATGAAGCAACCTACCAAAGAAAAAGACAATCCTAAATATAGGTAAACATTGGTGACAAAATGATCACAATGTGGTTTATTATTTACAAACGCATATTTGTAGACCATTAATATGAAAAAAAACGTTGTAAGCGATATAAACAAAAGATTATTTTGATAATTCATTATAATATAAGAAGGTTTTATTTTGTATTACTATAATCTTGAAAACGTATTATATTATGTTTTTAATTGTTTTATTTTACGAATTAATTTTGAGTCATACACTATACTATCTCCGTAGTAGATTACTTTATTGGTACACTTTGTACATTTATAAGGTACTCCGCTGATATACACAAAGAACTCATTGGGTTTGTAGATAAGACATCCTTCGCATTTATAATCGTCCATGGTTTTTTTATTTTTTCTTTTTTTATTTCAATTTTTATTATCAGATAATTCTTTAAATGCCTTTTCAGGGTCATTGTAATTATTCAGTATATATTTGTTCAATTGTGCTGGGGTGACTAGAACGTTGTACTCAAAGTCTTCAAATAAATGTTGGCAAGACCTTTCATAAAAAAAATCAAACATTTCAACTATCATTTCGAGAGAACAATACGACACCTCTAAGTTAATATCAATCCGACCAGGCCGGATAAATGCTTTATCTAATTTTTCGACATGATTGG